TAATGCAACAAAACTTCTTGAATTAAACAGAACATTCATTCAGAAAGAAGTAACTGAATGGATTAATTATCAAATTGAATACAACACAGTTACAGTACCAGATGCTACAAGTATTTGGTATAATTTTACATATGACGACAACAAATGTTACAGAGACATTGGTTGGATTGTCGATGCTGTTATCTTTGACTTAAGACACGGCGGTAACGTTAAAGTTAGAGGTGCTGCTAATGCATATGTCGGCGGTCTTGAAGAAAGTGAAAACGCAGGTGTTAAAGAATACACAAGACTTTCTACAGAATCTGCAAACGATATTGCTGCAAACAACTATATGTTAACAGTTGTAAGCAATGTATTAGCACAAACAGATCCTACAGTTAACTATCAAACAACAAACGGTGACCTTTCAACTGCTGTTGTTGCACAATGGAAAGATAGTGATATTATTGCTGAATCAGGAGTTGATGCTGTTGTATCTAGTTTAGTTACAATCATTAACAACGCACTTGAAGATGGCGACACAACTAGAATTCCTGAGCGTGTACAGCCAAACAACATTATTAAAGTTAAAACTGGACGTTATAGAGAAGTACTTCCGATCTTAGTACCAGAACATACTTGTGTAATCGGTGATGAAATTCGTGCAACTAATGCAGGTCCTGCTGTTGGCACAACTCACCATACAGATACATATTACACTTTAAACACTTATCAGCATTTGAAAGGTGTTATTAAAGATGTAATCACAGGTGCTACTGTAACAGCTACAACAGGAAATACAGAAGTACAAGATATTGCAGTTCCTTTTGCAGACACAGTTGAATCTGCAGAAGTAGATAAATTAATTGAAACAATGATTCATAACATCGACTTCCGTGTTGGAGGTTTAGATCTTATGACACGTACTGATCCAACAGGATATAATTCATCATATCTAGTTGGTTATGGCGATGCTAGACATTTAATCGAAGAAAACAAAGCGTTCTTACAAGAAGAAATTACTCTTTGGATTGGTGTTAACTATCCTAATATCAAGTACAGCAAAACAAAATGTAAACAAGACATTGGTTACATTGTAGATGCTATTGCATATGATTTAACATATGGCGGTTATAAAGCAACTGTTGATGCTGCTACAGCATACTATGATGGTATTGCTGGCTCACTTGCTATTGATAGTACAGAAAAAACAGCAACAATTGCTGCATACGGAGAGATGAAAACTCAACTTTCAGCAATTGCAGGCAATTCAGTATTAACTAAATTAGGAAACACACTTCAGTATAGATCAGCTACAGCTGGTTCTGCTGCTGCTATTGCACATATTGAAGCAGCACTAGATGTTATCATTAATACAATCACTGATGTAAGTACTAGACCTAATTTAACAATTGATAGTATTTCTTCAAATGTTATTACAACAAGTGGAGCACACGGTTTACAAGTTGGTGATAAAATTATTCCGAGAACAAGCGGTAATGGCTTAACTGCTGATACTACATTCTGGGTTAATAATACAGCAGCTTCTAATACATTTACTGTTTCACAAACATACGGCGGTTCAACACTGTCATTATCAAACGGTACTGGTTTAGGACTTGTAGTTGATAAAATTGACTATCCTATTGCAACGAATGGTGTAACTAGTACAACCGCATTGATCACCGCTGCAGAGACCTTAGATGCGCAGCAAGAGGCCCTTGTAAGCGCAATGTCTAACTATCTAGCAGACAATTATCCAAACTTAACTTACAATGCAGACAAATGTAAGAGAGATATGAGATTGTTGTTAGAAGGTGCAATGTTTGACTTTATGTTTAACAGCAACTGGCAAACAATTAAAAATGCTTACGCATATCTAAGATCTACTGCTAGTGATGTTTATGATTTAGGACAGAAAGCAGCAACTAGAGCAGCATATCAATTTGTTGCAGAAACAGTTGCTGGCGATACTGCTACCTACTTAAACGGTGACACAACAGCAGCATCAAGATTTGCAACATTGTTTGATAATATTGATACAATTATTTACAGTGGAACAACTGAAGGTTCAAGATGTTCTACAGAATACAGAAACGCACATCATGCAAGAGAGCAACTAGAAAGAAACAGAGCATTTATTGTTGCTGAAGCTGAAGCTTATATTGCTAACACATGGAACGACACTGCAACAGCAACAGATGCTGGTACAGATGCAATTACAATTAGTGATACTAGCTGGTTACAACGCGGCTTAGCAATTAAATTTAATGGAACTGTTTTAAGTCCACCAGTAACAACAGGCGGAGACGGAATTGTTGCAGGCAATACTTATTATGTACATTCAATTTTAAGTAGCACAACATTTACAGTTGCAAAAATGCGTAATGTAGCAGACGCAATGTCATTAGATACAGACACAGGTTCGATGGGAGTTGAACTTGCATACGATAAAACATTCTGCTTACGTGATGTGGGTGAAGTTATCAATGCTCTAAAATATGACATTGACTACAAAGGAAATTACAAAACACTATTAGCAGCAAGATGGTATGGTAACTCAGTAAAAGGTTCCTTAGAAGAAGATATGTACTATCTAAGAAACGGAACAGGTATTAGAAACCAAACACTTGATGGACTAAGTGGTGATTTAACTCCTCCAAACTCATATGGAACTTCAAGAGTTACAGCAGGAGCATATTGTTCACTTGATCCAGGTTGGGGTCCAGAAGATTACAGAGTATGGATCACTTCACGTTCACCATATGTACAAGGTGTTACAACATTTGGTTATGCTGCAATTGGTCAGAAAATTGACGGTGCATTACACGCAGGTGGTAACGATTCGATTGTTAGTAACGACTTTACACAGGTTATATCAGACGGTATCGGTGCTTGGGTAGCAAACAATGGTAGAGCAGAACTTGTTTCTGTGTTTACTTACTACTCACACATTGGTTACTTGTCAACAGACGGTGGTAGAATTAGAGGTACAAACGGTAACAACTCATACGGTGACTTTGGTTCAGTAGCAGAAGGATTTGATTCAACTGAAACTCCAAACACTGCGATTGTTGATAATAAGTTCCAGTTCGAAGCTATTATCTCCGAAGTAAACACCGACGGTGCTCAACAAGTTTACAACTTTGAATATGAAAACGCAGGTCAAGAATACACTGAAGTTGATACATTAATTTCAGGCGCAGGTACTGGTGCATCATCATACAATGATGAATTTAGAAACGGTGCTGTACATCAAGTATTCTTAAAAGATCTAGTTGACGATAGTACTGATGCTCCAGAAGCAGCAGGAAACTTCGGTGGCTTTGGTTATGTTTCAAACGCTAACACTGCACAAGGTGGTACTTCAACAAGTATTACACTTGCAGCTACTGATGCTGAAACAAGTTCAGCATATGTAGGCATGGTAGTTTATGTAACCGGTGGTACAGGTGTTGGACAATACGGTGTTATTGCAACATACAACGCAGGTACTAAGATTGCTACAGTTACAAAAGAATCAACAGGTGGGTCAGGATGGGATCACGTAGTTGCAGGAACTACTATTGCTTCACCTGATGCTTCATCAACATATGTTGTTCAACCAAGAGTTCAATTTACAAGCCCAGGCTTTGGAAGTTCACTACAAACACTTCCAACTACAGGTACTTGGAAAGATTCAGCATTTGGTGAAACAACAGGAGTTTATGTTGTAAGTCCATCAGGCGGATCAGGAAGTGGTTTAAGTATTACTGTAACCAAGAATGGTTGGAAATATAAAACTACACTAGTAAGTGGCGGTGCAAATTATGCAAGACTTGAAAACGTTACGGTACTAGGTTCTGCACTTGGTGGTACTGACGGAACACACGATTTAACAATAACAATTACATCAGTAGATAGTAATGGTGCAGTATTAGTATATGACGAAGAGGGTTACGGACAACCAGGTGTATTTGTAGCAGTTAAAACCGCTGCAAATGCAGGTGCTTACTCAATGGACGGCACTAACTGGGTAGCAAACACAATGCCTTCAACATCTAACTGGACTGCTGTTGCACACGGCTTAATTGAAGACGGATCAACACTTGCAAAACAAGGAAGATTTGTTGCAGTTGCAGACAGTGGAACAAGTGCTGCATACTCAGATAACGGTGTTACTTGGGTAGCTTCAGCATTACCAGCAAGTGCTGATTGGTGCGGAGTTACTTATGACAACGGACGCTTTATTGCTATTGCAAGTAACAGCACAACAGTTGCTATTTCACTAGATGGTATAGTTTGGGACGTTACAGGTACATTAAACAGCACAGGATTTACTGCAATCACAGCAAGACGTGGCAGACTTGTAGCTGTTAAAGCCGGTAGTACAACTGCTGCATGGTCATCTGATGGTGGCGAAAATTGGACAGACGTTTCACTTCCAGCAAGTTCAAACTGGAGCAGTGTTGCTTGGGGTAATGGTAAGTTTGTTGCAACAGCTACAGACAGCGATAACGCAGCATTTAGTTTAGACGGTGCTACATGGTCAGCAATGACAATTGGTTCACCTGACTCAACTACACCTGCAGGCATACAAAAAGTTGAATATGGTCAAGGTCTGTTTATGGCAACAGCATACAACGCTGCTGTTAACGGATATGACTATGTTGCACATTCACAAGACGGTATTAACTGGACATGGACAGGATACGGTGACGGTGAAATAAGCTCAAGTAGTGGTGGTATTGCAATTGCATTTGGTGTTAACAAAACTAGACGCGGTGTGTTTAGTGTAATTGTTGGCGATGCAGGTAGTGATCAGCAAATTGCAATTTACACAGGTGCTACTGCTAAAGGTAGAGCATACGTTGCAGAGAATAAGATCTTTAAGATTACTATTGTTGAACCAGGCAGTGGTTACACAAGTGCTCCAACAATGACAATTACTGATCCAAGCGAAATCTACGCTGTACCAGCAGATGTTAGAATTGCTTCGGCAGGAACACTTGCTACACCAACATTTACAAGTAGAGGAACTGGATATGTTTCTGCATCCGCTGATCTAATTAATGGTACAGGGGATGGTTATGCAGATTACTATCAGAGTGGTTCGTTTATTGCTGTTAGAAGACTAACAGAAGTTCCGGTAGCAGGATCAAACGTTGTGTTTGGACACCTACCAGGCGAAACATTCAAACTAGTTAACATCTACACATTGCTAGGTAATGACAATGGATCTTACACTTGTTTCTTCCAAGTTTCACCTGAAATGAAGTTGTACAATGTTCCAACTCACGGAACAACTGTAACAACTAGAATTAGATACTCACAGGTTAGATTGACAGGACATGACTTCTTAGATATTGGTACAGGTAGTTTTGCAGAAACAAACTATCCTAATGCACCAACACAAGATCCGATTCCTGCACAAGAAACTAGAGAAAGAAACGGTGGTAGAGTATTCTTTACTTCAACAGACCAAGACGGTAACTTTAGAGTTGGCGGATTGTTTAACGTTGAACAGAGTACTGGTGTTGCAACATTGAATGCTGATGCATTTAACATTGCAGGACTACAAGAACTTACACTTGGTGAAGTTACACTAGGTGGAGGATCTGCAAGTATTGAAGAGTTTAGTACAGACCCATTCTTTACAGCGGATAGCGATAGCGTTGTACCTACTCAACGTGCTATTAAAGCATACATTAGTTCACAAATTGGTGGCGGTGGTGCATCGTTGAACGTTAACAGTGTTACAGCAGGTTTCATTTACATTGCTGGAACACAAATTACAACAACGACAGGCGCGGCGATAAGTATTAATGCTAATATGAACTTCAAAGGCTCAGTGGATGGTTATCCGTTGGCTTGGAGTTACTTCTTAAACTAATAAATGGAGATATAATAAAATGGCAACAGGAATATTAGGGTCAGGTGATTTAAGTGCAGCCACACTCACTACTCTATATACCGTCCCTGCTGATACATTTGCTGTAGTAACAGTATCGGTGTGTAACAGAGGCGGAACGGCAAGTGAAATTAGAGTAGCTGCTGCGGCTGCGGACACACCAACTGATGCAGAATACATTGAATATGATTCACTGATTTCAGCAAACGGTGTTCTAGAAAGAACAGGTATCGTGTTAGATGCTGGTAAGAAAATTGTGGTCAGATCAAATGCGATTAACGTTTCAGCGGTAGTGTTTGGTATTGAAACTGCTACAGCGTAACGGGAGATAATACTATGGGAAGAGTAGTTAATAACGGTATTGAAATACAGCCAAGAATGTTGATGGGCTCGACAGCAGAAAGGCCCGCTACAGTTAACGCTGGTGTTCAATATTATAACACCGATAGTAATCATTTAGAGTTCTATAACGGAACTGCTTGGTTACCAGTCGGCGGATTGAATAGAGTAGCTATTACCTCCAGTACAGCAGCAGTATCTGGAACTGCTTATTGGGTAGATACCAGTGGTGGTCCAATTACATTAACATTACCTGCTTCTCCTTCAACTGGTGAAATTATTCAGATTTTTGACTTAAAAGGAACATTTGATACAAATACATTGACAATTGCAAACAATGGTAATCCTATTATGAGAACCTCTGATGCAATGACAGTTACTACAGAAGGCGCAGCATTTAAATTAGTGTATTCAACTGCTACAGAAGGTTGGTTAATAGAGAACATTTAAGGAGTTATTAGATGGCATTTGATTATCAGTCACTTAAGAAGATATCTAACCAGGCAATTGTTGACGGTACAATAGCTTCTCAAGATATTGGTAACTTGCAAGTTACAGCAGGAAAAATCGGTGCAGGTGAAATTTCAGCTGCAAAGATGGCTCCTAGCTCTGTTGATTTAGGCGGAGCAAAAGTTACAGGCACAGCTGGTGTTGCACAAGGTGGTACTGGTTTAACTAGTACTAGCGGTGCTTACAGAATTGTAAGAAGTACTGGAAGTGGCTTAACAACAGATAATCATGGTGTTGCTAGTATACAAGTTTGGACAGGTAACGGTACATGGAGCAGACCATCCGGTGTACGATACATTAAGGTACAAGTACAAGGTGGCGGTGGCGGTGGATCAGGTCACGGAGAAGGTGGCGGAGCCGGTGGCTACGGTGAAAGATTCTTAGACGTTACTGGAATTAGTTCAGTAGGTATTAGCATTGGCGGCGGAGGTGGCGGAACATACTACGCTAACCGAGGCGGTAATGGTAATACATCATCATTTGGACCATATCTTTCTGCACAAGGAGGACATGGTGCTAATAGACAAAATCAACACTCAGGTGGTGTTAGTGGTGGCGCAGGCGGCGGTAACTTAAATATTCACCAAGGCGGCGGATTTAGTCATCACGCAAGAAGTGCTCAGAGTTGTGCTAATACGTTCTTTGGTGGAGGCGCACCTGGAAATCACCCACAAGGTGGACACTTTGCTCACAATCACCAAAACCATTGTACACAAGGTACAGGTGGTGCAGGCGCACACTTCCACGGACATAGAGGTTCAGACGGAAGACCAGGTATGGTTGTAGTAACAAATTATTATTAGGAGCAAGAAATAGATGGCATTTAATTATCAAACACTTAAAAAATTAACAAACGAATCGTTATTAGACTTAACTGTTAATAGCGGTGACTTTGCTACTGGTGCTATTGATACTGCTCAACTTGCTGATAATACAATCACAGGAACAGAATTAGGAACAGGTGCTGTTAACCTAGGAAGTTCAACAACATCAGGATCACTAGGAACAACTAAAGGTGGTACTGGAATTACAAGTTTTGCAGGTGCTTATAGAGGTTTAACAGTAAACAGTTCAAATAACGGATTAACATTCCAACCAATTGGTATTAGAGGAATGACAGTTTTTACAGGTAGCGGCACTTGGAACAAACCAGCAGGTGTACGTTATGTTTATGTACAAGTACAAGGCGGTGGCGGAGGTGGTTCAGGCCACGGAGAGTCAGGCGCTGCTGGAGGATACTCAGAAGAAATTGTTGATGTAACTGGTGTAAGTTCAGTATCAGTTGGTGTATCAGGAGAAAGTGGCGGAACATATTATTCTAACGCAGGCGGTAATGGCGGAGGTTCTAGTTTTGGACCTTACTGCTCTGCAAGTGGCGGTCATGGTGCCAATAGACACAACCAGCATAATGGTGGATTACCTGGCGTAGGATCAGGTGGAAATTTAAATATTTACTGTGGTGCAGGTGGTAGTCACGAACAACGTTCGTCAGGAATGGGCGGATCGAGTTTTTGGGGAGGCCCAGCACCAGCAGGACACCCACAAGGTGGACACTTTGCTCACAATCACCAAGGACATTCAGCACCAGGAACTGGTGGAACATCAGGATACTTTAGTGGACATAGAGGTTCAAATGGACGTCCTGGTTTGGTAGTTATTACCGAGTTCTATTAATAAATATGAGTAGGAAATAAAGATGGCATTTAATTATCAAACACTAAAACAACTAACTGGGGTATCGTTTGTCGACGGTACTATTCAGACAGGAAAAATTGCAAATACTAGTATTGTTGCTGACGATGTTGCAGGCACAGCAGTTACAGCTGGTAAACTAGCAAATAATGCAGTAAATTTAGGCTCATCTGTTGTAACAGGTACTATTCCGGTAACAAAAGGTGGTACAGGACTTACAAGTGTTGGCGGAAATAACACAGTTTTAAGAACTAACTCTGCTAACAATGCACTAGAATATGCACAAGTTGGTTTTAGTGGAATGCAAGTGTTTACAGGTAGTGGCACTTGGAATAGACCATCTGGTGTAAGATATATTAGAGTTAAACTAGTTGCTGGTGGAGGTGGCGGATCAGGTCACGGAGAATCAGGTGGTGCTGGTGGATACTCAGAAAGAATTATGGATGTAACAAGCATCGGTTCAGTATCAGTAAGTATTTCAGGAGAATCCAGCGGAACTTACTATAACGGTAGAGCTGGCAATGGCGGCGGTTCTAGTTTTGGACCATATATGTCCGCTCAAGGCGGCCACGGTGCTAATAGACAGAACAACCACTCGGGCGGCGTAAGCGGCAGTGCCGGTGGAGGAAATTTAAATATTCACCAAGGTGGTGGCGGCGCCCATCACGATAGTTTTGGACCAGGCGGAACAACATATTTTGGAGGTGCAGCACCTTCCGGTCACCCACAGGGAGGACACTTTGCTCACAACCATCAAGGACACTCTGCTCCAGGTACAGGAGGAACAGGTGGATACTTCCATGGACACCGCGGTTCAAATGGAAGACCAGGACTTTGCGTAATAGAGGAGTATAAATAACATTATGAAAAAAGCACTTATCGGTTATCAAGGCTGGGTATCCGAAATTAGAAACCCCGGCGAAGAGTATGAGATTTACAACGGCCCAGATGCGAATATGCAATGGGTTGATGCACCTGATGAAATCACACTAGATTGGACATTAGAATGGTCTCCGTCTAGACAAGAGATGATTTGGGTTGAAAGAGATATGCCTTATTCACCAAATGCTAACGAAGTAGCAAGAAAAGTTGCATACGGTGAAGTTGGCGCTCAATTAGGTATGATTTATGACGAGCTAAAAGCAACAGGAACCATTTCGATTAATGGTCCTTGGGCTACACACATTACAAATGTAAAAGCTCTAATTGATAAACCACTACCACCAGAACCACCAATGACACTTGAAGAATTACAAGCGAAAGCTGCTGTCGAAGAACCTAGTGTAGATAAAGCAAATATGCCAGGTACTCCGGAAATTCCAGCATGGAGACGCTACAGAGGTTGGTGGGGCAACCAACAGTAATTACTCACTCCCTATTACGGTAAAAAGGCACTTTCTTTAAGTGCCTTTTTTACTGATCACACCATAAAACTTCAGCTAAATAATATACGTACTTAATAAAGGATATAATATGAAATATAAAACAGTTACCATTGTAGGCGGCGGATCTAGTGGTTGGATGACAGCGGCAGCACTTTCAAAACTTTGCCCACATCTAGATATAACACTGGTAGAATCTCCGTTCGTAGGGCCAGTAGGTGTCGGAGAAAGCACACTTGGACACATTAATAAATTTTTACGCTTATTAGATTTAAAAGATGAAGATTGGATGGCAGCTTGTAATGCTACATACAAAAATTCTATTAGATTTACAAACTTTAGAGAAAAAGACGGTACATTTTTTGAATATCCTTTTAGTAACGGCTTAGACTTTACAGATAAACCTAATGGAATCAGTGATTGGATTTATCTTTCTGCACTTTATCCTAAAGAATTTGGTCCTGAATCTTTCGCTGAATTCTTTGCTACTGGTAATACACTACTAGCAAAGTATAATAAACAAACTAGAAATGAAGATAAAATTATTAGACATTTTGATTTTAAGTACGACACAGCATATCATATGGATGCTAGTTTGTTTGGTCAATATCTAAGAGATAATATTGCTTTGCCAAATGGCGTTAAACACATTAAAGCAGATATTCATTCTCACAAAAAAGATAACACACATACATATATTCAACAAGTGTTTTGCGAAGATGGAACTATATTAGAATCAGATCTATGGATTGACTGTACTGGATTTAGATCTATAATGTTAGAAAATTGGATGGGATCTCACTTTATTCCTTTCAACAAACATCTAGCAAACGATAGAGCATGGGCAGTTAGAATTCCTTATACGGACAGAAAAACACAAATGCATAATGTTACTGATTGTCATGCATTAGATAATGGCTGGGTTTGGACAATACCATTGTGGAATAGAATAGGAACTGGTTATGTTTTCTCTACTAGATTCACAACAGAAGAAGATGCTAAAAAAGAATTTATAGATTACCTTGCAAAATATCATAGTCCTGAAGTTGCTGAAAATGCTGAACCTTTTATGATTAAAATTAAACACGGTAAACGTCATAGAGCATGGAAAGGAAATGTTGTTGGTGTTGGATTAAGTTATGGCTTTGTAGAACCTCTTGAGTCTACTGGGTTATTGACAACACACGAAAACATTGTTAAACTAGTTGAAGCATTAAACAGAAGAGAAGGTTATGTAACACGTATGGAAAGAGAAGGCTTTAATATGGCTTGTGATTACGATGTTACTAAGTTTAGAGATTTTGTGTCACAACACTATGCATGGAGTATGCGTCAAGATACACCTTACTGGAATTGGTGTACAGAAATAAATGATTATGATCCTGAGATGCAAGGAGAGTATTTACTTCGACACACACAGTATTCTCATATGATGGATGCAATTATGGGTAATAGTTCTTATGTATTAGATTATACCGGTAATATGTTTATTGCCGCAGGTATGGGAATTAGACCAATGGGAACTCCAGAACTAGTTTATAATACAGGCGATAGAATGGACCAAGAACTTCGCGAAGAACAAATTGGTTATACTAGACGCAGACATGAAGAATATAAACAATTCATAACAGATTATATTGCTCAGTTACCAACACATTATGAGTACCTAAAAGAAAATATATATGGCGGAAAAGACGAATACGATAGTGAGTAGTATGCTTAACAAGATTAAAAATTGGTTTAATTTTGATAAGAAGCCTTATATAAGATTTTATTCTACATTTCCAGGTGTTATGGATTTATATCCTCCTATTAGAAGTGTAGAATTAAAGAGACCTTTTACCAAATCAGAAACTCCGCCAAATGTAAGACCAGTTAAGCAATGCCCGGGCATTTTAAAAATTGCTTCAACAGGATGGATTATTACGGCTCCAGCAGATTTTGTAATTCAAACTACTGGTGACGGAGCAAGTTTTAGTTGGAGAGAACCAATTCAATTTGACAAAGGAATGCCTGGAACTGAATCTTATATTGCTTCACACGATTCGTCACAAACTGATCCTATTTTAGACAGTGCAGAAGATACACTAAGAACAGTAATTAAAGTTGAAACTCCGTGGAGAGTTGAATGTAGTGATGACATTGTTTTTATGCAATTACCTGTAACATATAACAATGAAAGCAGATTCCAAGCAGCTATTGGAATATTAGATCCAAGATATTCACACGTTGTTAACGTGCAATTATTTTGGAAACAACTAAATGGAGAAACGTTAATTCGAGCAGGAACTCCACTTTGCCAATACATACCAATCAAAAGAAAAGACTTGCAATATAATTCGTTTGATGTTAGTATTGAAAATGCAGATGAGTTAGATTACCAAAAAGAAAGAGCATATAACTTTGCAGCCAATTCTATATTTTTAGAAACGGACCAACTGTCTTCAAGACTGCAAAGAGCTTCTAAAATTCTAACTAAGTATAAACACAGAGGATAATAACAATGGAAAAAGTAAAAGGAAAACTGTTAGGTGCTATTGAGAATGTAAAAATTCAAAAAACAGCAGCAGAAGCAGAACTCGCAAAACTAGAAGAAGATTTTGCAAACGTTAAATTGAATCCATACGGCATTACATCAATTGACTTTAGCAAAAGACAAGAACTGTCTCAAGATGTACTAAAGATGGAAGGTACAATGATGGGTATACAATTAGCTGTCGATTTGCTTGAGGAACAGGGTCAAAACGATGGAAGCAGTGAATAATGGCGGTGTTCATTTATTCTTGCCATTCATTTACAAGTATAGTTACGAGTTTAATTACGAATCACTACGTCCAAGAATAGAAGAAGCAATATCACACGTTGATCAGAATTCTAGTTTAGAAGCAGGAGATGCAATATCTACTGTTTCTAATGATGAAATGTTGCAACCTCACACTTGGATGGAACTCTCCGACTTTCAAGCCTGGCTCGGGGATAGGTTAACACAAATAAAAGACGACCATAACTTCTATGAAAGACAGTCTATGGTGCAAGGTTCTTGGTTTAATAGACACTTTAAAACAGGTTATACACTAGAACATCAACATAACTTTGCTACTTGGGTAGCAAGTTGTTATGTTAAATGTCCTCCTAACTCCGGTAATATCGAATTTAGAGATCCTCTGGAATATCATAAAACCTCTTTTCCTATTATCGGAGAAAGGAACTATACCGAATTGCCTGTTGAAACTAATGATGTATTAATATTTCCTGGTTGGTTAAAGCATAGAGTACAGCCTAATAATACCAACGAAGAAAGAATAGTAATGACGTTTAATATAAAATGATAGATTTTAAAGTTTGTAATCCTGACGCAAATAACTTTCATAAAGTTTTTAAATTTAAAAAACCTTACGAATTAAATGCTGAATACACAGACCTAGGTGACGGAATAGGGTTTTGGATTGCTGATCATCCTTTTAAAACAGAAGAAGGTTTTGAAACTTTTCAAGAGTTAATTAAATGTTTTCCTATTGTAAAAGATAATAATCATCCTGATAATTTTGATCCTAATCCTTTTGACACTGTACATCTTCCTAATTGGGTTTATCAAGATATATGTGTGTTAATTAGAGATTTCTATATTCAGCATTCTAATCCTGATATATTTGAACCACAGATACATGAATGGGGGAATGTTTATTACAAAGATAGAGCACGACCTATTTCATGTTGGAGAATACCTCACGTTGATTACCCTGAAGGATTAGTTGCTAACCTTTGGTTTACAGATCACGATATTAAAGATAGCAGTACAAAACTTTATAAGTATAATGGAGTATTAAAGGATAGTGTATATGATTTTCAAACAGATCAAACACATCCTATGTTTGAAAAATGGAGAGCAATGGCTGAAAAACCTTTTAGAGCACCGAGCTGGTTTAATATGAAAGACGAAGAATTAGCAGAATGGGGGTTTGAATATAAAGGACAAGCACCAAGTATTAAAGGTAAAATGACTATGTATCATGCTAATATTTGTCACAGTGCAGTGATTTCTGAAAACGTAGACTTTAGATGGAGTCATGCATTTGCATTTTCACATTTATCTCCACCTAAAACGTTTGGGGAGGTTATTAGATAATGTGGCACTTTGATCATTTCTTTCCTACTCCAGTATGGTGGACAACAACTAATATTGATACTGATAGTATTGAAAAACTTGTTTATAAATTATACGAACAAGATACAAAAGGTAGATATTTAAGTAATCAAGGCGGCTGGCAGTCAATGGATTTCCGTCCAGGAACTTATCCTGAAATGAAACCTTTAGAAGATTTAATATTAGAACAAGCGCAACGATGCATAATTGATTATGGTTATAATCAAGATGCAGGATTTATTGTAATTGAAAATCTTTGGGCCAATATTAATAAAAAAGGCGATACAAATAGTGTTCATATCCACGATAATTCTTTTATTAGTGGAGCCTTTTATGTTAAAGCAACTCCAGACCAAGGTGGAATAATTTTTTATAAAGATTACAATGCAGATTTTATAGTTGCTTCGAGAGCACCGATTGAGCAACACACAGCAATAAGTGCAAGTGCAATAAGATATGAAGCAGAAACAGGAAAAATTTTAATATTCCCTGGAAACTTACCGCACGGTGTAGAAAGAAATAGTACCGACGAAGATAGAATTTCTATTTCTTGGAATGTTAAATATTTTAGGACAGATGATGACAGATATTTCCCAAAGAATTCTTAAAGAAACAGATTTAATGATCAATGATGCTCCGCATTATTGGGAAAATCTTATTTCTGATCCTAGTGTATATTGTACATGGGACGATGTTGAATGGACTATGAATAATTCAGCACAGTATAATTTTGAAGTTATTGATCCTACAGGTACTAAAATAGAAGTACCAGCATACAATAAATCGTGGATATGGAATAGGCCTGTTCAAGATAAACAATTTTTATTTGACAAACTACACGAAGGTTGCGGTTTAATTAATTTAGATTATGCATTCTATAGTAAAAAAACTATGGAACTTCTTGCAATGTTTGAAAGTATGTACAGTGTAAATTCAGCTATTCATGTTTACTTTGGTTTACAAGATGCAAAAAGTTTTAATATACATGAAGACTATCCTGCTAATTTTATTATTCAAGTTGAAGGCGAAACACACTGGAAAATTTTTAATAATAGAATAACTTATATGCATAGAACTGGTTTGCTAAACAATAAACTTAAAGAAGATGATTTAGAACTAGCAATAGACGTTACACTTAAACCAGGAGACGTTTTATATATTCCTTCAAGAATGTATCATTGTGCATATCCTAAAGGAAAGCGATTGTCTATGAGTATTCCTTGTTGGCAGAAACTTCCAACTGAAGATGCAACAGGAAGTATTGATAGAAATTTTTATAGGATACAACATGACTGATTTTGAACCAATTGAAATATATGATGTAATTGATTACAATTACTCTATGGAAATTTTAAATAAAGTTACTAATATTGAGTTTGACTGGCATTTTATGAACGATACTACATATGAAGATCGTTTAGATCAAGATCCAAGACATTCAACACCTAGTTTTGCTCATTTAATATATCATCCTAATAATCAACATAATCCTCACTTAGATTTTTTTATGCCATTGTTAAATGCAACTTGTGAAAAAGCAGGATTAGAATTACATACATTACTTAGAATGAGATTAGGATTTTTGTTAAACACAAAGTATAGTTTCCCTCATTTACCTTATGAATATAATACTCCGCATAGAGATTATGAACAGGAACATTTTACAGCGTGTTATTATGTTAATTCAAGCGATGGTGATACTGTAATTTTTCACGAGAAAGATCAACCTTTATTAACAGGACAAAAGTATCATCGTAAATTTAAAAGCGAGCCTCTTCAAGGAAAAGTTCTTGTATTCAATGGTTGGCACTTTCATGCAAGTACTTGTCCTAAGATGCATAACCAAAGAATTGTACTTACTATGAATTTTACAGCAGGTCAAAAGAATGGATAACGATTATATTAATAGTTTGATAGAAAGCGATAAGGCTTCTAGTCAGTATATCTCTAATAATCAAATTAAAGATAGAAATCTGTATCCTTACTTTCCAACAACTATTATAGATAACTTCTACGACGAGCCAGATCTATGGAGAGAATTTGCACTAGATCAAGAATTTTTTAAAGGAAAGCGAGGTAGTTGGCCGGGTCTTAGAACTAAGTTATTTCATGAAAATAATTTACCGTTGTTTGAAATGTTCGGAAAAAAATTACTTTTCTGGATTAGAGATTATGGTTATAGATCTTTCTCTGAATTTCAAACAGCATTCCACATGGTAGATGAAACATATGGAAGAGGTTGGGTACACGACGATGATCCAAAACTTAATATTGCAGGAGTAATTTATCTTAACAAAGAAGCTCCACTAGGAAGTGGAACTGTTGTGTATGAAGATAAAGATAATCTAAATTTAGATGAATATGCAGACAAGTTTATGAAAGATGTATTATCTGATACTGAAGAAGAAAGAAAACCATATCAAAAATACAGAGAAGAACAAACAAAACTTTTTAAAAAAACAGTAACTATGGAGAGTGTCTACAATAGATGTATAATGTTTGACACACGAGCATGGCACAGTGCAGAAGAATTTTTTGGGAACAGTAAAGACACTAACCGATTAACACAAGTGTTTTTTGTTAAAGCAATATGATCAAAGACGTTAAACAACCTGTAAAAGTTATAGATGACTTTTTTGAAGCACCTACACTTGTTAGACACAGTGCTTTAAAATTAGATTATTTAGAACAAGATAATGATGCGTATTACGGATTGCGTTCAA